GGTAATATTACGATTAGTCATCTTACTTCTCCTTCTTGTTAGGGGTCCAAGACTTCACTTCGTCTTGCAACGCCTTCATGTTATCAGCGTAGAATGTCTTATCCGATAGTGTGCTGGCAAGCTGTGAACTTGCGGCAAATGCAGCTTCTACAGCCTTTTTGGTATACTCGGTCTGAGTATCTACAAATTTGTTTAGGGTTTTAGCGAGACCATCGTGCTTTACGAAAGTGTCAATCGCTGTCTTTTTAGCCGATTGAAAGGTGTCAAGGGCGGTCTTAGTCAATAGTTCTAACATATCTTTCTCCATGTGTATGTATGTATACAGATTTCTCTGTGAGTCTATTTATACCTATCTACGGAATCTAGATATTCTCCTAAGTCTCCGAATAAGGTAACCATCATTGCAGTACGATTATCATATATCCTGATGAACGGAATACGATCTTTTACCCCTATAAAATAAGGGCAATCCAACTTTTTACTGAGTTGTTTTACATATTGGTCCCATCCTTTCACCAAACTCTTTTCTTTTTCCAGATCCATTGGAAATTCATAATATTCTATCTTTGCGAGAGATAACGCTTTGTGTCCGGTATCAGTCAACCTGAGTCCGAAACCAGATCGTCCGGTCATCCACCAATGAAAGATCACCTTATCCGCAGTGAGATTCTTCCATGGATTATCGGGATCGTCCTTTAACTCATCAAGAACCTTCTCCGTGATCTCTTTTTTAGTCCTGTAGGTCATCGGGATAAACGGTCGTTCTTGTCGTCATAGATAGCATCAATATAACTCATATGATAATTATATACTTTCTTTGTACGTAAACAAGTTAAACGGGATAAATAAAAATGTAGTTCGCGGATGCCTGAACAATATCCCAACTACTCTAATGCTTAAAGGAGCAATCAGCATGTGTATTTATTGTGGTACAAAGAAGTACCGAAAGATTTATGAGAACCATATGGGTCCTATCCCAAAAGAGGAAAATGGACGAACCTATGAAATACATCACATAGACGGTAATCATAGCAACAATTCACCGGAAAACCTTAGCTGTGTGACACTACAAGAACATTATGACATTCATTATGCACAAGAAGACTGGGGAGCTTGCTATCTTATGGGAGGTAAATTAAAGGTTAGTCCAGAAATGCTGTCCGATCTATTAAAGAAACAGAGTGCAGTTAGAATAGCAAATGGTACCCACAATTTTTTAAATACAGAGTTAAAACGCAAATGGGCGATTGAACGAGTGGCAAATGGCACCCATCCTTGGGTAGGTGATGGCTCATTCCAGCGGAAGGTGCAAAGAAGAAGTATTGAAGCCGGTACGCACCATTTGTTATCGGGAAGAATTCAAAAAGCTCACGCCAAAAAAAACGCACAAAAGTTGATAGAAAACGGGACTAGTCGCTTTTTAGATAAAGATTGGCAAAAACAAAACGCACAAAAGTTGATAGCAGCCGGTACTCATCCTTCTCACCAACTGTGGACCTGCGAACACTGCGGCATGCGCGGAAAGGGATTAAGTCAACTATCGCGGCATACTAACGGAAACAATTGTAAATCTTAAATATCGTCAGGATATACTTTTCTTCCTTGACTTAGGAAGTGGACCGAGAACTTATCGGACTTGAACTGTGCATTCAACTTGCGGCACAGGTTTCTAGCATGGCCGGGGTTAGAAAAACTAGTTTTCTTATATTTAGGCGCAGTATCGTTTGTCAGATAATGAAAGGATTTCAGGTTGATAGGCTGATCATCATAAAAGACTGCCCATATTCCAGAAGCTTCTACGATCTGATCGCATTTGTAGGTCTTCTTGTCCACATGCTCAAGCAAGACATTTGGCTGATTACGGCTCATTTAAATGATCCACCCTTTACCTGTATATCTATAACTTCTTCTTTTTTATTCTGATCAGCACTGAGCGCATAAAGATCCGATAGTAATTTGGTGATGTCATCGCGCAATCCCCGGGCATCAATCATAGGTAAAACCACATCTTTAGTCTGCCTAGACTCAACGACGGCCATCTTATCTACAAATCTTTTTATGTGCATAAATTGCATGATCAGATATTTATGCTATTTGCCTCGGCTTCCGTTTTAAACGGTCCTTGATAAGGATAACGCTGAATGAAGATATACTTAGGACAGAATACGACCTGTTTCATGCTGTTCTGATCCATCACGAACCATCCAGCAGCATATTGACACTTGCTCTTCTTAGTCTTGGTAAACAGGTGTAATCCGCGCTTGATATCAAACAACGAATTACAGGTCCTAGCGGGCCTAGGGTACTCAGGGTAAGGTAATTCAGCCTTGGTTTTATTAGACTTTAATGGTTCAAATCTAATCTTGGTAGTCTTTTTAATCTCGTCAGTATTGTTGAACTGAATAAAGGTACCGTTAAGTTGTACTCCATATCCTTGATGATTAGCAGTTACATTACCAACTTTCTTTTCACCATCAGTAACAATCCAAAACTGGTTCTTTACTACTGGTTTTGCGATTAGTTCACTCATTCACCTCTCCTTTGTAAGTGCTAAAAATAAATCTTTTTTGTGTTTTGGTGTCCAGTGTCTGCCTTCAGGGCCACAACGATCATTAAACGGCGATCTCCAGCTAGAACAATTTTCGTAATAAGCCTCTATCTTCTTGGGACCAGTTACTAGATTATAGTCCACTGATTTTTCTTGATATGATAGTTTGCATTTATAATCATGATTTGGTACTTTACCTAAATCAAAAATTATAGATCCGATACGGGCACCCAAGGAGACCATGCTGTGTTTGCAATCTTTGCAAAAATAGTTACTATGAATGCTTTGGCTCATCGTATTTTCACCCTTACTTGTGGATCTAAAGTTATATTAGCGAAGTTCTTCCTAAAGTTAGCCCATACATCTTTTGAATTCTTGTAGTCTGAGACCAAAGATAGAAGTTCAGGCTTGAATCGTTTAATAATATTACGCTGAACATCACCGTTCTTACAATTAGCAGTCATATCTGCGATTGACATTCTATAAGAAACTTGAGCGATGCGAGAATCAGCAAACGGACTGAACGTCATATTATTATCAATGTGCCACATCTGATAGTCATGGAAAATCGTATGATATATATAGTCTTTTAATTCTTGCTCATCCTTAAAAATTAATTTGTCACCATCATGTCTCTTAGCAATATCAGCCCTTTGTATAAACCAGTAGAGATAATCTGTCTCTTCAAGCATTTCTAGTGTATGTTTACCCTGATAATTAGCGACTGCTCTTTGCCCTGCTCCATGACGGAGTTGCATAGTTTCTGCATAGTACCCAGTGGCATACCAGTTAAGGTCCTTAAATGCATTCATCACATCATATCCCCAATAATCTTGGGATACTTTATCTAAAAGATCAGATTCGTATTCACGGATCCTTCCTAAATGTTCATGTAATGTTCTATCAGTTTGTTTAGGAACATAAGCATGTAGTGTGTAATTTTTAGTAACGCTATCTAGTATCGCCCAAGATGTCATCGTATCAAGTCCAGCAGAACATAATACATTCATCTCGTTAACTTTGGTATATTTCAAAAAATTGACCGTATTTTCTACGAGAATATCACCGATTATGGTCGATGCTTGTTCTAAAGTAAGAGCCGGTTGTTCATTGATATGAGGTCCGTCGTAACATACTGGTGTATATGCTTCTAATTTTAGATTTGTCCTACTAAACTTGTCTCTCTCATACAGCGGAAACCCTCTTAGAGGAGGATGCATGATCTCATAATTATCACCATACGATACGATAGCACACCATTTACCTGCAGGACGATATCCATGAGAAACTACAGCAGCAATATCATCTGAAAGAGTGCAGTCAGTGCTATATCCTTTAAACCATACCATCTCACCTGACACTACAGTAGAGGACCATCCATCATCCAGATAGAGCCTATCGTGGACTTTGTGCAGTGCTTGTAGTGGTGCTTCATCTCCTATGAAGAAAAACATATATTACACCTCTACTAACTTTCCCTTATAAGGATTGTTGAGCCACTTCGCATAAGTCTCTGCTTGTTCGGAAATCTTGGTCAGTTCGTATTTTGCAGCAAAACGCATCAAGTGGATTCCTACCTGAGGAGTCGTAGCAATGCGTACATCATTGCGAATGACCTCATCAACCTTATCCTTGATCTCTTGCGGCTGTGCAGTGAGATCAATAAGGGCACGGTTACGTTCATAGTCGTCCTTGACACGATGTTCAACGCCGTCATGATCGGTCCAGCGTTGCAACATCATGTTGTTCCACTTGAAGCCTTGCTTGTTGCGATCTTCATATGCATCACGGATGCCGATAGAGTTCTTAGAACCCTTCTCACGAACGCCCGGATATGCAGAGAACACGTTGTCAGTAGCATCACCACGGATGATCTTCTTGAACAGGAGATACTCAGGATCCTCAAGCAGCTTGGGTTCTTTGGTCTTCTTATCCTTCACGATACGATCACGATCATCATAGTAGCCATCCAACTTGATCACCTGATTCGTCATGCCGTTATATTGATGCACATTCTCTGCGATCAATTGCACGAAATCAGAGTCAGTGGAGATGATGAAGTGTTCATCGTCAGGATGTAGATGAACGAAACGAGCGATGATATCATCTGCCTCAGCATTGGGATGGCGCAGTACGCTGGCATTCGTCTTGTCACGCAGATAGGTCGTGAAGTGATCATATGTCTCCCAGAACATCTGGTTCTCTTCAACTTCAGCCTCAGTAGGATTCACTGCGATACGATTAGCCTTATACGGCTTGTAGAATTCCTTACGCCAAGAACGGCCCTCAAGGCAGAAGACGACATGATCAATGCCAAATTTACGCACAACCTGATTTACAGATGAGAGCGTGAGGTGCATCGCCATTCCTACTTTGACCCATTTATCCTCATTTTTCGCAGCAACATGCCTGGCACGAAAGAATGAATTTGCTGTGTCTATGAGTGCGTACTTCATCGGATGCTTTCTCTATTTATACACATATTATAGCTGGTATTTTAGAGGTTGTCAAGCCTGAAAATCTAAAAAGCTAGTAGGATCAAAATCTAAAACATCCTTTCTGACAGGGGTTTTGGAATAATAGTTTTTGAATGGGAGAAAATCAGGTTTTAGCTTACCTACGCTTTTCATAGGATGACCAGCAATCTTGGTATCAACCAGAGCAATCAGTTCATCTACTGACTTGTTTGCCTCAGGATTAATCCATTCCCACTTCCACTTGCCATTGATATTAAGACGAATGTTGGACCATTCGTTCTTAATATATTTTTCAAGAGCATCTATGTCAGTCTTCTCACCGTAGTACAAACAAGCAAACTCTTGCTTACAGGCACTGTGTGCTACATAGTCTTGCAACCTCTTGCCAGGAGAAGCACACACACCAAATCCCAAAATATTATTGTGCTGTGTCTGGATAATATAAAGAAAACGCTTCATTATTTCGCTCCTAGAGCCTTAACCTGGACCTTGATACTAGCGGGCAAGAAGTCATAAAGATCCTTCCCTGCTTCGCTGTGGGATAGCACCATGTCAGGAACAGGATACTTACCCCCAAGTCTTTGGTAAATTTTAAGACATACGTTCAGAATTGCAGTATCATGTAAACTTTTACTAGTTCCATAAACTGCTTTTGAATAAGCAGCATATGCGTCCCCTACTGTAGTTAATAGTTGTCCAGGATTAGTAAACAATTCCTTGATAATAGCATTCAGATTAGTCAAAAACTCTACATACTCAGGGCTATCTACAGGAATCTTTGCTGTATTATAAAGATGTTTGTTAAAACTAAATTCAGCAGCCTCTACAACTTCATCATTCCAAAATCTATTGTGATTCTTAACAGTAAAATTTAAAATCTCAGGCTTCATCGTCTTGATAGCAGCCAGGTGAGTCAGAGTACCGGGAATACCGAGATTTTCTTCGTCTTCCTTGCTGATAGGATAGACATCACTATTTTCGCAAATAGTTTGCTTTTCAGCAGCAAGCGCATATTCTTGATTGGTAGTATTACCATCCAACCGATAGCTCAAGACGCGCTGCTTGTGATGATCATATTCGTCAATTTTCTTCTTGCCAACACCATTGATGAATGCGAAATGTTCTCGGGCAAATGAGCGGTCTGAAGTCTCAACGTAAAGAACGTCAACTTCCATATCTTCCCAGTCATTCTCATCTACTTCATCAATGAGACCTGCCTGTGCAAGTTTAGCCAAAGACACGACAGTATGTTGTCCGTCAGTGCAATGATAATTATCTTCTCCGGGAAACTTAACAGCAAAGATGGGATTCACTCGTCGCTCGTCAAATCCTTGAATGATGTGCATTACGTGAATTTCATCAATCTCACGCTGAATATCTTCATCAATCAGGATATGTTTAATCTTGACCTTGCTATGCTTGGGCAAGTTCTTTAGCGAGAAGGTGATTCCCTTCTTGTAGTAATCTTCAATCGCGTCATGTAATCCTTGATTACTCGGTATATTCACTTCCTCCAGACGCTGCGCCACAGTCTTAACGTAAAACTCGCCTGCCTTGCGGGCCAGTTTGTTATTGACGCTGCGAGTGCGTTTTACCTTGCTGGGTACCCATTTAAGCGGAAAATTATTGTTCTTCTTGGACATAATACAATCCTAATGCGTTGATGATAAAATTAATGTATTACCATTTTAGGTGCTTGTCAAGCGAAATTATCCAA